ATGATGCTAACGGGAACTTCTACTCTGACTCTGAACTAACGGACTACATCAATGAAGCCCGTAAGCAGACAGTCAGGGACACTGGTTGCCTAAGAAAAATACAAGTATCCCAAACACCGATGTCTCCGGTAGCCGGAGGCGCTAATCCCGTAGCTTGGACTGCTGGCCTTACTGTTGCCACCAATGACTACGTTTTCTCCAATATCTTCATCTACAAGGTAACTTCTGGTGGAGTTTTGGGGAGTTCAGCACCGCCTTACCCGGCATCGAACAATGTGTACCCCCCAAATACCCCGTTTACAGACGGTACTGCAACGCTGTTATACGCAGGAAATTGTGAAAAACTGCCTTACGCAGCCTTTCCTGATGGGATAAATACGGTTGATATCCTGAATATCAACTTGTATTGGGGGAATAGTCGCGTTCCTCTGCAATATCTGCCGTGGACTCAGTTCAATGCACAGTTGCGTTACTGGCAAAACTACATTGGTAGGCCAGTAGCATTCTCTGTTTACGGTCAGCAGACTGCTTTTATCTCCCCGGTTCCAGATCAGGTCTATACCATTGAGATGGATACCGTTGTTTTGCCAGAAGACTTGGTAACTAGCTCTGAGGTAGATGTGCTTATTGAGCCGTACACCACACCTGTTGCCTATTTTGCTGCCCACAAAGCTAAGTTTAAGGAGCAAAGCTACGGAGAGTCAGAGATATATAAACAACAATATATCCAAGAAGTTCGCAGTGTGCTGGCTACTACCATGACACGGCGCATCCCTAACGCTTACAGCACACCGTTCTAATCATGGCGGCGGCTGAACAGAAAAAGTCGTACAAAGTTATTAAGCAGTTTCGTGGCGTAAACACGAAAGCTAACCGCACATCCCTAGAAGACGGTGAATTTTCGTGGCTTGAAAATGCTATGCCTATAGGCTACGCAAACATCAAGACTTTGCCCGGAGAAAAGAATATTGCAGTGACGTTTGCCAATGTTGCATCGTCAATGGTTTCTGCAAACATTAACAATAAGGACTATCAGCTTGTCTTTCAGGAAGATGGGCGCTGCGAATACGTTGATGTTGAGGCAAATACAAAGGGAAATGTGGCTGTTGCTGGCACTTTTTCTAACTCAAAGGTCAACATAACGCAGTACAAAGACGAACGTGTACTGATTGGCGATCCTAACAACGGTATTTTTAGTTGGGACGGCACTAATCTGGTATCTATCGGTTCTGTTGGATTCATAGGTATTACCAATGGCGGTACTGGCTACACGACTACGCCTTCTGTTGTCATTTCTGCGCCTAACGAGACAGGCGGCATACAGGCACAGGCTGAAGCCATTCTGACTGCCAACGTAGTGACAGGAATTGCCATTACTGAGGCGGGTTCTGGATACACGGCTGCGCCTACAGTGACTATTTCTGGCGGTGGCGGCACAAATGCTGCTGCTATTGCTGGTATTACGACGTTTAAGACCGGCACAGTAACTGTTTTGGTAACAAATGGCGGCACAGGCTACACAAATGCGTCAAATACGACAGTAACGATTAGTGGTGGTGGCGGTAGTAATGCGGCTGGTACGGCAATTTTGGCGGGTGGTCAGGTAATCCAAGTGATTATGACCAATCCGGGTAGCGGATACACGAATGCATCCAACATTACCGTGACCATCAGCGGTGGTGGAGGCTCTAATGCAGCCGCTAAAGCCATTATTAACAGCAATCCGGTTACTGGCATCCAGACGTTCTCAGGACGCACTTGGGTGGCACAGGGACGCTCTGTAAGCTACTCGGCGGCAGGTTCTTACTCCGATTTTGTAAGCCTGTCTTCCGGCGTATTTACGATTACAGACGCAACCCTGCGAAGCAATATTACGCAGTTGCTTTCAGCTAACAACTTCCTCTATATTTTTGGGGAAGACAGCATCAACGTGTTCTCTGACGTTCGGGTAACGGACGCTGGTATTACATTATTTACAAATACCAACATTAGTGCGTCAGTAGGATCACGTTTGCAATATGCAATTTTTCCGTATTTCCGTTCTGTGCTGTTTATGAACGAGTACGGTGTGTATGCACTTGTTGGTTCGACAACATCAAAGATTTCTGACCCGTTAGACGGTATTTTCCCTAATATTGACTTTACGACAGCTACCGTTACCGCTGGTCAGGTGTTGTTAAATAACATACTATGTGCAGCATTTAATATCCGGTACAACGATGGTGGAACGTACCGCTATATTCAGGCTATTTTCTTTGAGAAAAAGTGGTTTTTCTCTAACCAGAACAACATCAAGCTAGTGTCATCCATCTCAACTGGTGGAAAAGTTAAGATATTTGGTACTTCTGGCAGCAACTTTGTAGAGTTGTACGGCGATTCAGATGTACCTGTAAGCATTGAACTAGAAACGGCTCTGGACGCTATGGGCGATCCTATCCGTGACAAGCAAGCATTAAAGATAGGTATTGAGGCAACGCTAGGTTCCAAGCCTACGACCATGAATGCCTATGTAGATTCAGAATCAGCGCAGTCTCCGGTTATTACGTTTGAGAACACGATTGCTTGGACTAATAACGTAGGAACTGAAATAGATTGGACAAATAGCACCAGCACTATTATTGGTTGGATAGGAGCCACATCTCCGGGTGCTGGTTATTACTTGTACAAGTCTGACGCTGAAATGTGGGGTAAATATATAGGTATTACTGTTAATAGTACGTCAACACCTATCGTGATTAACGGTTTCCAATTTGAACACGAACTGAGAACGAGGTTCTAACATGCCAGTGCCAAATACTTTTGCGAATGCAACTACTGCCATTCCGTTATCTCAACTAGATAACAACTTTGCTACCGCCATTACGATGGGCAATACGGCTGTTCAGCTTGGTAATACTGTTACCACGCTAAACAATATGACGCTTGCCAATGTGTCTATTACCAGCGGTACAGCCACAAATGTGACGCTAACTAGCGCCAACATTACTAGCGTATCGCCAGCGTTTCCTAACAGTTTCCTAGCAAATAGCACGGCAACACTAGGTAACGCTACGGTTACGTTAGGCAGCACGACCAGCACCGTTGGCAATCTGACTGTTCAAAATGTAACCGTTACTGATTACACGGAAAGCCAAGTCAATATTGGTAACTCTAGCACTACGCAGACAATTGCTTTGTCTAACGGCACTGTGCAGACGGTTACGCTGACAGCTAACTGCACGTTTACGATGCCTACTGCTGCGTCTAGCAAATCATTTATTTTGATGGTTAAGAGTGGTGCTGGTGGCTTTACTGCAACATTTAGCAGTGTCAAATTTACTGGTAATACTGCGCCAACAATTACCACTACTGCAAGTCGTATGGATATTTTGACATTTACTTCTGACGGAACGAACTGGTACGGCAATTACGCTCAGAACTACTACGTTTAAGAGGTAAGCATGTTTTCATCCACAAAAATTATGCAGGCATTAAGCCCCGCTGGTACAGCGGCAGGCTACCAGATCGCTCGCAGCCTGCGGTTTAACAGCGCGGATAGTGCGTATCTTGCAAGAACTCCTGCTGGCGTAGGGACTTCTCTTACGACATGGACATATTCATGTTGGGTTAAACGATCTGCACTTGGATCAAATCAAGCTCTATTGGCAGCAGGAACTGACGCTAGTGATTATTTCAATTTTGAACTCAGAAGCGATGAAACACTGAAGATTACGACCGGCGAAAACGGAACAACAAACGACAATCTTGTCGCAACGTCTGCTGTGTTTCGTGATCTTTCTGCCTGGTATCACATCGTGTTGCAATGGGATATGACAAATGCAACATCCACTGATCGTATAAAGATTTATGTCAATAGTGTACGGCAAACGCTTACTGGAACTATTGCGGCGCAAAACTATACTGGGACTCGTTTTAACCGAGCATTTGAGCACTGCATAGGAAGAGATAGGGCTGGTGTTGGTCAGTATAGCGGCTACATGGCTGACATCAACTTCGTTGACGGACAAGCCCTAACCCCATCGTCATTTGGCGAAACCGACTCTGCAACCGGCGTATGGGTTCCCAAAGCCTACACCGGCACATACGGCACGAACGGCTTCTGGCTGAAGCTCGATGACAACAGCGGCGTCACTGCCACCACACTCGGCAAGGACTCGTCCGGCAACGGCAACAACTGGACACCAAACAACTTCAGCGTCACCGCTGGCGTTGGCAATGACTCGCTGGTGGATAGCCCGACATGGTACGGCACGGACACGGGCGCAGGCGGCGAGGTGCGGGGGAATTACGCGACGATCAACCCACTTGATAATGCGTCCAGCTTGGTAGCTCTCACCAATGGAAACCTAGATGGGACGATCAACAACTACGGTGCGTCATACGCCACCATCGGCGTTTCGTCTGGAAAATGGTATTGGGAAGTAAAGCCGGCAAGTGGCACGGAATGGATGATCGGCATTGGAAAGATCGGCGGTCTGTACGACTACCGAGTTGCTAATGGTTACGGATATTTCAGCACAAACGGTCAAAAGTATAACTCTGGAAGCGGTGTAGCCTATGGTGCGACATACAGCTCCGCTGACACTATCGGCGTTGCCCTTGATCTTGATGCTGGAACGCTGACGTTTTACAAAAACGGCGTCAGTCAAGGAACGGCATTCACTGGATTGAGCGGTACTTATTTCCCATCGCTCCAGAATCCTGGCCCTACATCGCAGGGCTATACCTACAACTTCGGCCAGCGCCCATTCGCCTACACCGCGCCCAGCGGCTTCAAGGCGCTTTGCTCGACCAACCTGCCGACGCCTGCGATTGGGGCGAGTGCGAGTACGTTGGCGTCGAAGAACTTCAATGCTGTGCTATGGACAGGCAACGGTACAAATCCAGTCACAGTCTCCGGCGTCGGATTCCAGCCTGATCTTCTTTGGGCAAAATCGAGAAGCAATGCGTACCACCACCGAGTTGCTGATTCTGTGCGTGGCGCTGGCAGTGGCAAAATGCTTTACACGAGTTTGACTGATGTCGAAGGTAACAACGACGCTTATGGATACTTAAGCGCATTCAATTCAGACGGCTTCGTGGCTACGGCTGGCGCGACCAATAACGAGGCATTCAATACAAGTGCAGCTACTTACGTCGGCTGGGGATGGAACGCTGGCGGCTCAACTGTCACTAACACCAACGGCACGATCAGCAGTCAAGTCAGAGCGAATGCGGCTGCTGGTATTTCTGTGGTGACGTACACCGCAAACGGCGCAAACGGAGCTACTGTCGGTCATGGACTCGGCGTAGCACCAAAAATGATCATAGTTAAATCGCGCAATTACGGGCCGGCAACAAACTGGAATGTGTACCACCAATCTATAGGCGCTGCGAACACGCTGTATTTGAACGGCACAGGAGCTTCTACTGCTAACGCTACTGCGTTTAATAGCACAACCCCAGGAAGTTCAGTGTTTACGCTTGGCACAAATCTGGAGCTAAATAACAACACGTATAACTACGTCGCCTACTGCTTCGCCGAAGTCGCAGGCTTCTCCAAGTTCGGTAGCTACACCGGCAACGGTTCGGCGGATGGCCCGTTTGTTTACTGCGGGTTCAGACCAAAGTTTGTGATTTTGAAAGGCACTTCAGGAACACTTGGCTGGATCATGATTGATGCAGTAAGGAATGTGTACAACTTGGCGAATAGCTCTCTGTTTCCGCATGCAGCAGCAGCGGAAGATTCGAGCGGCACTTTCCCGGTTATAGATTTCCTGTCCAATGGCTTCAAGATCAGAAACACCGCCGTAGAAGCAAACTCAAGCAGTATTCAATTTGTGTTTGCCGCCTTTGCCGAATCCCCATTCAACTACTCCCGCGCACGATAGGAGAACAGCATGTTCCAACTGAACGGTGTACCAATTTCCATAGACAACGAATACACGACCGAAGACGGCGTGACCTATCCGCACCTGCGCGATCCGTCAGTGCGCGAACAGCTTGGCGTGGTCGAGGTTCCTGACCCTGACCAATACGACCAGCGGTTCTATTGGGGCGTGGATAACCCGAAGCAGCTTGATGACATCTACGAAAATGTCGAGGTCGATGGCGATACTATCAGCCGCGTGCAAAGCCGTGGTCTGAAGTACCAGTGGTGTCAGCAGGTCAAGGCGACCGCACACAGCCTGTTGGCTCCGACGGATTGGGTCGTTATGCGACAGCTTCAGAAAGGCATCGGCATGTCAGCAATCATCGAGAACTACCGCGATGCCGTGGTGGCAGAGAGCAACCGCCTGGAGACTGCTATCCAGTCATGCGCCACGGTAGAGGATCTGATCGCCGTCATCAACGCGCAGGCCTGGCCTGCTCAATAAGGAAGGTAGGGACGGTGTTTGACCAAATCAGTAGAACTCGCCCAGCTCGCGGGGATCGTACTCGCCGACGATACTAGCGTCACGTTCACGCCAACTGGAATGCGGTTCAAAGCGGACTTCAGCAATGGGACGCTTGCGAACCGCGCCATGTTCCAGAACAGCGTCGCGAACTCGCAGACCAGCATTGGTGTTGTGCCAAGTGGAACAGCGACCAATACAAGCCTCATTCTATTCGCAGCATCTACCCCAGACAATTC